GTCTAATGCAAACAACGAACATTAAGTATTGTGCTAAATTGTTTCATTTGTTTGGGAAGTGTGAAGCTCCCAAAACTCCATATCCTGCGACAGCTGTCTGTATTGCTTGTGCTTTACCAATGACTGATTGTCAGGACAAATTGTTTCACCCAAATGTTAACTGGGCTGAGAAATCACCTTTGATTTCAAAAGCATTATTAGACGAATATATTTATTGTATTACTAATCCTGCATTATATTCACGTGATGTTGATGGGTTTAAGATGGTACGTGCAGTTCCGCAAACACCTTCCATCCCCAAATTAACCACTAACGAGATTTCTGAGTTTACTTCGATCAAGACTCTTTTGTACTCTTCAGGTTCATTGACCCCTTTTTATGAGGCGGCTGAAATTGGAAAGAAAGGTCCTATTCAGAGTAGGTATGTCTATTGGTATGCCAGACCTGGTAAGGCTGATACTAAGACTGGAATGAATCCTCCTGTACCTGAACAGGTTTGGATGAAATTAAAGGCTCACATTGAGAGCTTGTGTACTTTTACACACAAACTCACTGTGGAAACGAAAGCTAATGGACTTTGGCGTGACAATGCGTCTATTCCTCAAAAAGCTAAGGTTGGTTCAAATACTTCTAAACCGAAATCCTCCAATTCGGTTTCACGTGAACCTTCTCCTATCAGGAAATTGCCTGCTAAAGACTTTTTCTATGACATTGTTGAAAATCTCAAGACCGATTGGGATTTGTATGAATTGGATATTCCTACTGACCATGCTAAATATAAGGATTGCCTTGTTGCTGCGTTTCTTCGCTTGACTGATAAGGCTTTGAATTATTCCACAACAGTTCAGATTTTTGACAAGTACGGTGCTTCTGCTACAAAGTATCTTCATTACATCACTGCAGTTCTTGCTGATGCTAGTGATAGAATTAATTCTCAAGGAGGCGAGTTATTGTCAAAACATCGTCGGGCTCTCCCAATCATCCATCAGATATGTTTCAAGCGTGATGATTTTTCCAAGTCAACATCCGGAGACTTTCGTGATATTGTTGAGGCTATTGCCGAACTCGCAGTTTTTGACAACCAAGAGTTGTCCGAAACATTTAATGTTCCAGCCATTTATGTTACCAACATTATTAGATCGTTGGCGGAGGAACAATATGTTAACCGGTCCTACATTGAAAAATTGGATTCCGGACTCAGGAGACATGAACGCGGCAAAGGTGTTGAACATGAGATTTTTGATTCACTCAAAACATTTAATGGGAGATGTCTTTGGATGGCTGATTTGACAAAAACTCCTGAAGAATGTTACACAAAGTTACGGCTCAGAATTTCTAAGTTGGCTTATCTTGATGATGGTCAACTTTGTGACGAGTTCGGCATCAACTCTGATGGGGAACCTCTCCTCAATCTTGATTCTCCACGTTATATCGCAAAATTGACTGATGATTTCTCAAAACACTCTATTTCTGAGTCTAAATCTGAAGCTGTTGAATCCGTTGAATCCAGTGACGAGCCTGTTGACGTTAACTGTGTGAGGTGTGGTCTTGTAATTGCTGATGGTACTCTTTGTTCAGATTGTTTATCAATTTGTAAAGAAATTGAGTATAAAGCTAAATCGACTGACTCCACTGTTTGTGACACTATCCGAACCAGTTCAACGACTGCGAGTGTCAATTTGAAGACCTGTGGCTTTCCAAAAATGCCAGCATTACCAAGCATTCCTGATATCATTCCGACTCCAATGATAGCTTCGGCTATTGCATCTTCAACAACCACCAGTGATGGTGTTAAAGACCAAATTCTTGAGTCATTGAATTTGGCGGAAGAAGCTTCATCGTTAAGCTCTCATGCAGCCAATGCCTTCAACATGATGAAGAATGGGCTTTCAGGGTTTATTAATCCCAGTCAACGCGGTTTTTCCTTCAGATCTGATGATAAACCAATTGAAACGAAAGAATCAATTCCAACTTTCTCCACCAAACAAGAAGTTGTGCTTGAGGGATCATTGGATGGAAGTAGATCATACTCTCCACCTAATAAAACCATGCCAAAACTTGCCAAACGGTCAAGAAGTAGAGATGTGGCAAGGCGACGATTGTCTAGTTCGTCCAGTTCTTCCTCGTCTGATAGTTCGACAGAATCGGGAGCGTACTCTCCTGATCCGCCATCAAATCCAATTGAAAAAGCTGTAGGCGAAAGGCTTACGGATGGAGATATTGCACGCGCTATTGTTGATAAAATTACTTTGCCTCCTAAAGACGTCCTTGACTCTTCAAATTTGGTTGCAACAATTCCTGATGATTTCGAATTCATCACTGCAATTGGACGTGGGTTGGATGAAGCCCTTAAAATTTATGAGACTGGATCTTGTTTTAAGACTAATTTCATGTTTACAGTTTGTCTGTTTTTATCATCTGTAATATCCATGATGCTCTCTTTCTCATTATATGGCGTATACATCGAATCACTTGTCCTTCGTGACCCCTTTTGGAGAATTCCTTTGGTTTTGGTGGGTGCTGTTGGGTCACGTTCTGTAGGGTTTTCTGAGCTGGCCTTTTATCTCGGATCATCGTGGGCTTCTTTCTTCTTATCCCTGTTTTTGGCATTGATGGGTTGTGCTTACGTGTTTAAACTTGTGTTGATTGTTAAATGTTTTCTTGCTTTTAGATGGGCTTTGTACTCCAGTTTTCAGGGACAGGTTTATAAAGTTGAGGTCAGATTCAAGGCAGTTATTCCGGATTCGAGCAAAACTGATAAGCGGCCTGACATACACAGGCAGGGAGAATTGCGTCATGCAGACCCCCAATTATGTATGGTTGATGTACTTACCACGGTCATCAACACGAATGGTGGGAATTCAATTTTCAACACTTCTACAAAACATCTTCAAGTATCTTTGTCTCTTTTGAATCAATTGAGCAGCTTGAAATGTTTTACGAGAACTGGTGATTTGGTTACAGCTTTAAAGTCTATTGAGTTGAATATTAAAAATTCTTCTACTGTGAATATTCCACAAAACTTTCTTTGCAACATGAAATTTATTCACAGTGACACATCTTATTTAGCTCAATTGATGTTATCCTATCATCGTGATGGAGAATTTCCTACCACTCTTTCTTCCTTTTCCCCTGCAGGCCAGTGCGGGTAAATCGTTTTACCTTTACGGTTATCATTATGATGAGGTTGTGTTGCCCAAGCTTGGTGCTGTTGACCCCTCATTCAAATTGAATAAAGGAGATTTTTCTTCTGGGAAAGTTCGTAAACCGATGGCGACCTCTTTAGGCACACATTATGTTGGTGCAGCAAATCCCTTGCCCGACATCTCCCATGCAGGGAGTGGTTTAATGGGTGTTACCAAGCGCATTGCTTGTGATATGCCAGAGCTTGACTTAGAGCTTTTTGCTGAGTTCATGAACTTTTCTATCAAAATAATTCATGAGGAATTTCAACATTGCATTTTATCACCTTCGGATGATTTGTCAGTTGAAACCTGGTTATTGAATGCGCCTTATACCAATAAAAGGAAACGTCAATTGCAGGAAATCAGCGAAAAACGTAATAAATGTTTAAATGGTGACTATTTTGTCAAGAGCCATATCAAACATGAGTCTTATACAACTCCTAAATGGTTTAGAGGAATATATAGTCGATCAGACTTTTTCAAGACTCAAATGGGACCGGTTTGTAATATAATAGGTTCTCGAATGTTTGATCATCCAGCATTTATAAAGAAAATTCCTGTAGCTGATCGTCCGCAAGCGATTATAGATAGGTTTAGTGTTCCAGGTCTTAAGATGGCCGCAAATGACTTTACGTCATTTGAATCCATGTTCAAATGTTTGCAAATGTGTATGGAACTCTATTTCTTTTACTTTTGTACGCAGTATTTAGGGAATTCAAAGGAACTTAATGAGATGATGCAAAGAATCAAATTAGGTATCAACAAGTTGATTTTTAGAATGTGGGAAGCTGTGTTACAGGCAAAACGTTATAGCGGGGAAATGGATACTTCATCCATGAACGGTTTATTTAATTACTTGCTTATCAGATTCCTTAATTTTAAAAGTGGAGAGACTCACAAGATTCCACCATTTCTTGAGGGCGATGATTCATTGAATGCTTTCTTCGGAACACTTGATGAAACGATACTTGTTAGACTCGGGGCCTTAGCCAAGCTCGAGTACTTTGATGATGTGTTTTCCGCATCCTTTTGTGGAATGGTTTTTGCAGAGAACTCCAAACAAATTGTTACTGATCCTATCAAAGCAATTTTGAATTTTGGTTATTCTAATCAGTTTTACCTTTTATCCAACACACATAAATTGGAATGTTTATTGCGTGCTAAATCGTTATCAATGTTACACACTTTTCCAGGATGTCCTATTCTCTCCAAACTAGCCATGTATGGATTGAGAGTAACTCCTATGAAGACTGATAGGGACATGATTAAATTTTATTGCCGTCGTGATACTTATAAGACTCCAATGTTTTTAGAAGTGATTAAAGCTAAAGCTCACTATGTAGAACCAACCCTTGATACTAGATTATTGTTTGAGAGATTGTATAATATTGATGTTGAATCACAATTAATTGTAGAGAAATATTTAGATTCAATTAATAAATTACAAGCTTTATCTCATCCGATAATTGATGAACATGTTAGTGTGGCACAGCGGGATTATTTTGAAATGTATGCTCATACTATAGCAAAAGATAATTATCACTTTTTGTGACGAAGTCCCGACCGCAGGGCATCTCAAATTTTACGCGTTAATAGCTATGGACAATAGTATTGCTAAAGCTGAGAAAAAGATAGAGATTCTTTCTGAGAAGGTTGGTGCCTCAGAGGAAGGAACACTATGGATAAAGGAATCGATGGACCCTTTTTCCGACTTGCCTCGTCGGCCTGTCGGTTTTCCTGATTTAATTACTGGTAATTCTGTAGTTCAGGTCATCAAAAAGTCAAAAACGTTTACGGTTGGTGCATCCCCTCAAGACATGCACATTTTTATGGATTCAATGGACACAATTGATTTACTAAATGACAATCCATTTTATAACACTGTTAATCCTAATGCCAATGGTGGTGCTCTTAATGTTACAGCTGTTTCTGGTTTAACTCCAGCAGTTCGAAGAGGAGGTTTAATTGTGAGACAAGGTGCAGTTGGCGCTCCACTCACTGGAAAACCTGCTGATGGAGGTATTGCATTGGATCAAAAATTTTTGGAAGGTGGATCGACACGGGTCATCGCCAAAGGATTTGAGATTCACAATACTACCAACAAATTGAATGTGGGTGGTTCTGTCACTGTTTACAGGGACTCAGCAACTATTCCTTACGCTGCAAGTGAAGCAATAACCAACTTCGCATCAGGTTCGGACACTATTAGTGCCACTTATCAGGCTAGACTTCTCACACGAGCAGTGGAGACTCTAGCAGAAGCCACGTTGATTCCTGGGTCTCAAGCTTGGGAAGCAAAAGATGGAGCGTATTGTGTATGCACTATGGCTGCACAGACGAACAACCCTTCTGATGAACACTACGGAGAAATAATGGATTATGATTCTGCTTCACCAGCAGCAACCATTAGAACAAATAGTTTGTCGGGAGCCGTTGGAAAAGCTCCAGTGTTAACTGGCGTCCCACATCTTTTTAGTCCATTCTTTGTGTCTGGTGCATTCTTCACAGGTCTGCCAGCAGGTACAGAATTGACAGTTAATGTCATATGGATATTGGAAAGATTTGTTGATGCTTCAAATGTTGACTTGGTTGTTCTTGCACAACCATCACCAGGTTATGATCCTTCTGCAATGGAACTTTATTCCAAAGCATCACAGCATTTACCCCATGGTGTTAAAGTTAACGAAAATGCCGATGGTGATTGGATTAAGAACATTGCGGATGTCCTTGCAACTTTCGGTGTACCTGGCATGCCTTTGGTCAAAGGCGGTGTTGACCTCTATAATGCGTTTAATAATGGATCCATGCGTGAGAATAAATCGAAAGATGAAGTCTCTCGTGTCCAAGCTCTTGAAGCAAAAATGAATCGCATGCAGGGTGCAGTTGTCGGATCTCCGTCAAGATCAGCAAACGGTAACACAGCACGCAATAACCAACAACGTGGAAATGGCGGGGGTGGTAAACCAAAGCCGAAACAAAAACAGAAGTCTAAGAAGGTGGCTCCTTCTAAGAAGTAATGTTGTAGTGGGATGGTAACCCACCAATCAGGTTCTTTATGAGAAACTCACTGCGCGACGGTGGACCTATTTTAGATGAAATATCGCGAGAATAAGCAAAGGAAAATGAACTTATTTTAAAAACTAAAAACCCC